GGAGTCGTTAAATTCACATAACACAAAGTCCTCATTAGGATATTTAGATATCTACTTTGCAAAGATTAAGTTCCCTCGAAGACCTGTGTTGAATTACTTATTTTATCGAAACGCAGATAGAATGCAGCGAGAACGTATTTATTGTCATGAGCATGGTTCGATGTGTGGGTATAGATATTATTCAGATTCTATACCATTGATTGAATCATTTAGTATATGCGAGAAACATTTTTCAGATGATACAGACATTAATATGTTTGTATATGCAACATATGTGTCTAGGTACTATTTAGCCGGTAATACTCTCTACAAAAGAGAATCAGATCATAAAGAATTATTTATGGATTATTACAGAGAAGCATTTATTGGACAGCAACAAGCTATAGCACCGATGACATCGCATACTAATAACCCTATTCCAACTAGCATAAAACCTGCAGAACATTTAAGACCTATGGTTAGACGTCTATTTAGAGAATATATTAAAAAAAGTCGAAATATAGATGTAGATAAGGTAAAGCCTGGTACGTTGCAGTATCAAGCTTTGAAAGTGTTGGATTGGGAAAATATTGTTTACGGAGAATTGTATGGAAGATCCTTAGTGGTATGCACTAGTAATGATATAAGTCAAGCTTCAATTATTAGAATGTATAAAGAATTTTCTGTGAACGGTAAATTACGTGACGAAGGATATTTTCTCACGAGTAGATTAATGAAACATGCGTTTTCACTGATGGAAGACTTTTTAGACGCAAAAGACTCTTATGGTAAATTTGAGTTTAAATATGATTTAAGAGCGTTAATAAGACAACTTAAGTTAGGTACATCAGGAGGAATAAGTAATGGACGAACAGGTAGAGGAGACTTTTATGGGACAGACGTTGTGATTAAAAATTCAGGCCTTAAAGCTTTTCATGTTGAACAAGCAGCGAGATCGTATCAGGAGTTTATGTATAATCTGATGCGTGGTATTCCAGCTGATTTTCAACCATTATGTAAAACGAGTATTAAAGGTGAATGGCGCATATTGATTCAAAAGTTGCAGTCTATACAAGATATAAGTAAAGCTAAATATGTGCTCAGTGAGGCTGAACAGAAAAAAAGAGAATTTTTTATCCCGGATTGTAAACTAGGGTTATTGTCAAATATGTTTCCTAGATTACAAGAGAGAGGCGGTGCGAACTGTATTGGCATAAAGTGGTGGTATGGTGGCGCGCAGGTCTTTGCAGAAAGTATGGGTTACGATAATTCGGAGTTAGTGTGGGCAGATGGTGACATATCAGGACTTGATAAACATATAAAGGATTGGCATTTATATTTGTATTTAGGTTCTTATGTTAAATATGTGAATTTTTCAAAAATGAATACATCACAGATAAAGTTTTTTTTTAAATTATTGAAGAAGTTGATGTATCATGTAACGAATAAGGTGGTGTTGCATGCGGGTACGTTTTGGACGTTACTATTTGGATTTATGTATTCAGGTGGTTTCGAGACGTCTAATGGAGATACATGGGTCACGATATTATATTTTTGTTTATATGTAGCCTATGTAGCTTCTAGACATGAAGAAGCTGCGCCACTTATTTATAACTTGTGTCGTGTAGGTTATATAAAAATTCGTGCTTTTGGTGATGATCACATTTGGTGTAGGCCTCGAAACCTAACCATAATGTCAGTAGAAGATTATGCTAATTTTTTATCTTCTTACTGTGATTGCACGTTGCGTGATTACAAAGAGTATAACTCTTTTTTAAGCAAGATAGATCATAAATCAGGAACTGTGTCAGTAGAAGGACCTAAGTTTTTAAAAACTTATTTTATTGAAAATACAACAGATCCTCGATTGCCAAAAGTTTTACCATATCGTCCAATAACAGAATTGGTTATTAAATCATTTTTAGATCTAGAGCCGGACAATCTTGAAAAAGGTATGTTGAAAGCAATAGGATTGGCCTGGAATAGTTTGGGAACTAATATGCGAGTGTTTGAAGCAGCGCGAGGTTATTATGATTTTGTGAAGAGCGTATCTTGTCGCTCTCCTTTAGAGATATATCAAGATTTTAAGAGATCAAGGGAGGGAGAGAAAGATATAAATCGCATATGTAGGCAGATAGGACGATCAGCAAAAGAATTGTTTGACCATTTTCCAGTATGGTCGGAATTACGAGATCGTCATGTCAGAAATGACACGAAGAATTCTTTCGGTGCTAAGGCCAATATTATACAATACTTAGGCGAGCAAGGAGGAGTTCCAGTATCTATTACCGAATATATAGAT